CCCTCCGCGCCCGCCTGGGCGTTCGGCTGGTAGATCGGACGGCCCGTGGTGTCGGCCATGCCGACGAGGTAGTTGTAGATCGTGGCCCGCTGGCCGTAGACCACGACGCCGCCCTTGGCATTCTTCAGCACGGCGAGCGCGCCCGCGATGTCGGTCCAGACGATCTTCTTCTCGTTGGCCGTGGTCTTCGCGTTGCCGGTGGAGTAGTAGTCGGTCTTGATCTGCGCCACGACATCGGCGGCCAGGGCAGCGCCCATGCGCTCGGCGATCTCGTTGGTGAGGAAGGACTCGAAGGCGTCAATGCTCATCTTCGCCATCGCGTAGCTGATATTGACGTGCTTGGAGAAGTCCTTGCCGCTGAGGGTGACCTTGGCGAAGGTGTTGACCTCGTCGTCGTTGGCCGCGTTCTCGTTCACGGTCGCCGCGTCGCCCTGGCTGATCTCGGTGCGCTTGGCGATCTCCAGGATCGTGCCGGTGCGGTACATGGTGATGTCACCCAGGATGGAATGCTGATCCTCGATCAGATCCCAGATGGTGTTCAGCATCTGGCGGGGCAGTACGTTGCCGCTGCCGTAGGTGGCGTCGCCGGTGGTGGCGACGAAATTGATGGCGTCGCGCTCTTCCTTGGTCAGTTCCTGGCCCAGCAGGTCCTTCAGCAGGCCGCTGCGGTACTCGACGGAATCAACGGAATAATTCATTCGCTTTTCCTCCTCGAAGTTGGTCTCCTGGAGCTTCTCGCCGATCTCGCCCGCGGCGATCTTCGCGCGCAGCTCCTTGCGCTTGTCCGCGTCCGCGCGCAGCTGCGCCCGGCGCTCCTCGATCCACTCCACCACGTCGGCGGCCTGCTCGAGGGTCTCGGTTCCGGCCTCGTCGCTGTCCAGCGCCCGGGCCTCGGTCATGGCCTGGTCGAGGGCGTCCGCGTCCATCGCCATGATCTGCTCCTTGGTGTAGTTCATGCTTTCACCTCCGCAAGTTTCAGGCGCAGCCGCAGCCGTGCCCTTGCCTTCCGCCTGGCCTCATACGCGCGCAGCTCCTGCGCGGCCCAGTTGCTCTCTCCGGCTTCCAGGCTCCGGGCGAAGATTTCCGTGGCGTCGTTGGCTGGCATTGACACCACCGAAACGTCGTATAGTTTGCTGATCTCCAGGATCGTCCGCCGCACGGTCACCAGGCCCGTGTCGTGATCCTCGATGATCTCCCGCTTGTCCCGCTTCACCGTGAAGGCGAAGCTCATCCGGTCGGAGTACCCGCCCCGGATTTCCTCGCGCACCTGGCGGCCCAGCTCCGTGCCGCCCAGCCGGGCCAGCGTGTGCAGGCCGTGCGCGTCCGGCTCCGCTGTCAGCGTGTGATTCCGGCTCCGCGCGAAGACCCGCCCGTGGTGGTCGTACTGCATGATGTAGTCGCTCATGTCGCACCCATTAAAGGCGCGCGCGTCCACCTGCTCCTCAACCCTGTAGCCGTCCATTTCAAAGAGCGTGTAAAACTCTCCGAACGTGCAGGCGTAGCCCTCGACATCCCAGTCATCCTCGCCGGAGGCCTCCCGCGCCTGCATCGGCTGCGCCATCCGCCGGTACTCCCGCCCCTGGCCGAGCTTCTCCTCGATCCAGTCAGGCGTCCTCGTCTCGCTCATCCTCGTCCCCCTCCTCGTCCGCCGGGCCGCTCCCCGGCCTTCCCGTCTGTCCCGGGCGGTCCGCCGCTCCGGCCCCGCCGCTGGTCTTCCCCTCCGGCGGGTTTGCCGCGTCGTAGTATTCCCCGCGCACCGGCAGCCGGTCTCCGATCTCCGGCGGCAGCGGCGGCAGGTTCCAGATCGCGCGGATTTCGTTCACGCGCATCAGGCCCCGGTCGGCCATCTGCGCCGATACGTTGAGCTTGTCCTTGTTCGTCATGTACTGCAGCCGGTTCGAGGTCAGGAAGATCCCGCTCCCGCCCCCGCGCTCCCGGTCCGAGAAGGTCATCCGGCTCATCGTCTCGCTGGCCTGGATCGCCACCCACTCGACGCAGCCCTCATAGAACGCGGACCATGCGTCGCCGATGGCCTTGTTTTGCAGCACGTCCTCATTGACGCCGAAGTAGTTGTACACGCTCGTCTGGATCAGCTTCATCTGCTCCGCGTCGATTGTGTACGGTCTCGGCTCGATCTGCTTGATGTCCCCGTAGGTCGAGGGAAACAGCAGCAGGCCGCCGCTCCCCGTCGCCAGCTGCTCCCGGTTGAACCGGTCGCGCTCCTTGCGCAGGTCCTCCGGCTTCTGGAAGTTCGTCAGCCGCGCCATAAACCGGAAGGTCGCCGCGTTTTTCATCGCCTCCGGGATGCCCTGCTGCTGCATCGTGATCAGGTTCAGCGTCGGGTCGAGCGCCCGGTTACTTTCGCCGAAGTAGTCATCCTGGAACTGGAATCGGTTCACAATCCCCACCGCCGAGAGCAGCTCCGCCGCCGTCTCCCCGCTGGCGAAGTGGAACCGCACCCAGGGCCGCCCCAGCGTGTCGCCCACCATCTCCACGCGCGTCGGGATCGCTGTCGTGTACCCCGTCACCTGGTCCATCTCGTCCCGCAGTGGGATGATGAACGCCGTGTTGCGCACGTAGAGGATCGTCGCCAGGCGATAGAGAAATTGCGGCCACGTCTGCCACGGGTTCGGGCCCGTCCGCACCGCCGCGCGCAGCTTCGGCTTGGCCGTCCCCTGCACCGTGACCTCGAGCTTCGCCACCGCGCGCGCAATGGTGTCCACCGCCGCCCGGATCAGCTCGCTCTCGTAGAGCTGCCCGCCCCAGGTGGTAAAAGCCGGGGTGTACCCCGTCAGCGTCTGCCACTGGCTGACCTCCCGCGCGGGCTCCGGCGGCTTCTTCCCGAAGATCAGCTGAAAAAGGCCCATTCTCTCACCCCTCGTTCCGCAGCTGCTCCCCGATCTCGTCGTGGAAAGCCGCCCTCATGCACATGGCGTCCAGCAGGGCCGCCGTGCCGTCAACGTGCCGGTTCTTCGCCAGCTTCACCAGCCGCTTCCGGCTGTTCTCCGCGTTCAGCTTCACCGCGCTGTCCAGCAGGTGCACCTTCAGGAGGTCATTCGTCCCAATGTCGAACGACCCGTCCCCGAAGCGCCCCTCCGTCTCGTTGATGATCCCCGTCAGGTTCTCGCCCTGCTTCACGTCGGACATCTTGAAGCCGTAGGCTTTCATGTCCTGCACCAGGTAGCTCGCCCCATATGGGTCATAGCCCACCGCCAACGGATAGATCTCGTACTCCTCGATCAGCCGCGTATACCACGCAAAGCAGTCGTGATAGTCGATGTAGTTCTCCCCGCTCAGCGTGAGCAGCCCCCGCTGGACGTAGATCTGATAGGGCAGCCCGTCCCGCGCCGTCGCCTCCTTCAGCTTCGCCTCCGGGAGGAAAAAGTGCGCCAGCACATGCAGCTTCCCGGCCCGCTCCACGATGATGCAGCAGGCCGTCAGGTCCGTGGACTGCGAGAGGTCGATCCCGCCCACGCAATAGCACCCGCGGAAGTCCTCCAGCGACAGCGCTTCCCCCGCGGCCCCCATGACCGCCTCCGCCTTCAGCCACGCCTGACTGCTCGACTGCTTGATACAGCAGTACTTGGTCAGGAACTCCACCTTTGCGCTCAGGCTCTCGTAGGCCTTGGCGATCTGGTCAACCATGAACTGCGCCGAGACGCTCACACCCAGACCTGGCAAACTCTTCCGCAGCTCGTTGAGGTCGTTCCACCTGGTGATGTCGTCGATCATGTACAGGATCGGCAGCATCCGCGTCTCCCGGCTGTCCCCGTTGATGAAGCTGGTGCCCCGTCGGATCAGCTCGTCATAGATCCCCTCGTCCTCATAGCCCCCGGAGGTGATCATCAGCGTCAGCGGTTGTGGCCTCGCGCCCGTGCCGGACACCATGACCTCGTACTGCTTCAGCCCCCGCTCTCCCGGCCAGCTGCTCCCCTCGTCGCACACCGTCAGCGCCGGGTTGTAGCCGTCAGCCTTTTTCTCGTTGAAGGCGATCTTTTTGACGGTCGTGTTGCTCTCCTGGATGTAGTAGTCCATTTTCCGGGGCCGCAGCCGCCGCTTCAGCGCCGGTTCGCAGTCCACCGCAAACCTGAACGCCGAATAGACCAGGTCGCTCTGATCCAACTTCGGTGCCACGCAGTAGATCTCTGACCCGAACTCCACGTCCCCGAAGGCCATGTACTCCATGATGCCAGCCGCCAGCAGCGTTTTGCCGCACTTGCGGCCCACCACCAGCAGCACCTCCCGGAAGTGCCGGTTCCCGTCCCCGTCCACGATCCCGAAGATCAGCGACACCGCCGCTTTTTGCCACAAAGAAAGGGCCAACCGGCCCGGCGCCAGTTTGCCCTTGTTGTGGTGCATGAACCGCTCGATAAAGGTGATCGCCCGGTTCGCCTTTGCCTGGTCAAATATGACCTCCCCGGCCTCGATCCACTCCATCACCCGCTGATACAGCGCCCGCACCCAGTGCCCCACGCAGATAGACCCGTCCATGATCCCCTGCCAGTACTTGAGCACATAGTTGTCCATGCGTCACGCCCCTCCGCGGAAGGCATCCAGATCGTCGCTGTCCCCCGCGCCCGGCGGCGGCACAAGATCCTGCAGCTGCCGCATGATCGCCTGGTAGTTCTTGTCGAGCTTCACAAACAGCGCCGCCTCCGGTCTCTCCCGCATGTACGGCTCCACCTTGTCCGACTGCTGGAAGAGCTCGGTCAGACCGTTCTCCTGCAGATCCGCGTTGAGCGCGTCCAGCTTCACCCGGATCCTCGCCGCCTGCACAATCAGTCCCTGCGCCAGCGCCAGCATCTTCGGAGGAAGTCCGGCATAGATCTGCTGCAGCCGCTTCGTCTCCGATGCTTCCGTCACTTTCTTCGCCATTCTCTAGCC